TACTGCTATCTGATCAAGTCCGGCACCATCCTTGAGGGTGTGCAGCAGGACCTTCGGATTGAAGCTGACCGCAACGTGCTGTCCAAGCAGGACGTGCTGTCTGTTGATTACCACTCTGCCTATCACGTGATGGGTACTGCGTGGGGCAATGCTGCAGACAACCCGACCAACGCTGTTCTTGCAACAGCTGGCAACTGGAGTGCTACCTACGACATCGACCTGATCCCCATGGTTCAGCTCACCGTCAACAGCCCTCTGGACACCACCACCATCTGATCTTTCTTGATCAGAGCAAAGGCCCTACCATTAGGTGGGGCCACCTTCTTTTTGGCATGGCGTATAGCAGTTCCAAGAAACTGACCACTCGGCAAAAAGCCGCGATGGAGCGTCATGCAGAGCATCACACCAAAAAGCACATGG